CTTGATCAGGCTTGATCAGAAGTGAACCTCCCCTCCCCCCTCGAAGGGGCTGGGTTCCTATACTTACCTCGCACTCGGCTTTTGGTGGATTGCAGGCTGGCCTAGGCATCTTCGCGATTAGTTGCAAGTGTGCAAAGAATGTGGTATAATGATCATGCATGGGAAAGGAAACGCAGTGGCGTGGGATCCCGGTGATAGCGAAGGCGATTCGTAAGCGCTTAGAGCGGGAGGGCGAGTGGTCTAACTTCAATGCCCGAGTGTCAGAGGTAGCGAAGGCGAAGGGCTATGAGCAACTTTCTGAGGCGTTTGCGGAGGTTTTGCAGGAGTTCAAGCCGAAGAAGGGCAAGGAGGCGTATCGTGGTGGCACGTTGGCGGAGTTTGCGGAACGGGAATGCACGGACCGCGAATCGATCCGCTGGGCGTTGCACCATGTGGACGCGGAAGGGTTGGAGCCGAGTGGTGCTCCGAGTATCTTTGCATGGAGTTTGATCGTTCGCATGAAGGCGGATGCTGGGTTGTATGCGGACATCTTGAAATCGGCTTTGCCGCGGCTGTTGCCAACTTCAGCGGAGTTAGACAGGGATGAACGACGCCGATCGGGCGGACGTGTTATTGCGAACACACTCAAAGAGCTTATTGCCATGTCACGACGTGCGCAAGCTAGCTCCACATCTTGAGGTTGTTCCGAAGGACTACTTGGCGAACTTGTTGTTTCGCCAGGAGGTTCTGTCGTCTGCGGCGGGTTCGGTGAGTGCAGCGGACGACATCTGGGAGATGTGCCGGCAGGACGGGTTGTTTTTCTTGAACGTGTTTGGGTGGACGCGGGACGGGCGTGGCGTAGAGACTCCGATCCGTCCGATCATCACGTATCCGTATCAGGACCAGGTGTTGCTTGAGATCTGGGATGCGGCGGGTCTGTTTGGCGGTCGACGTCGGGACGTGTTGATAAAGAAGTCGCGGGACATGGTCTTGACGTGGACGTGCATAGCGGCGGACATTTGGCCGTTTGTGTTCCACGGCATGATGAGTTTGCTCTGGATCAGCAGGAAAGAGGAGTATGTCTGGAAGAAGGGTGATCCGAAGGCGTTGTTCACTCGTGGCCAGTTCATATTGGACATGCTGCCCCCATTTTTGCAGCCGGCGTATGAGATAGCGAAGCTGCACTTGGAGAACAAGGATGGGGGCGGTGTGATAGATGGCGAGTCGACGACGGAGAATGCGGCGGCGGGTGACAAGCGGGGGAAGATCTTGCTGGACGAGTTTGCGTTGAGCGAGAATGGTTTTGCGATGTTGAGTGCGACGAGTCAGGCGAGCGACTGCCGGGTATTCAATTCGACGCCTCGTGGTACTGGGACGGCGTTTTACGCGCTGGAGCACGAGGCTGGTCGGTCGGCGGTATCGCTGGTGAAGTTGCACTGGCCGTTGCACCCTGAGCATGGCGCGGGCTTGTACACGCATGTGGGCGGCGAGTTGGTGATTTTGGATGAGGGGTATGAGTACGAGGAGGGGTTCGAGTTCGTGCATGACTTGGACTACCATGCGCGGTCTCCGTGGTATGACATTCAGTGCCAGCGAGCGGGCAGCAAGCGGGAGATTGCGCAAGAGCTGGACATGAGCGATTTTGGCGCAGGTGATGCGTTTTTTGCGCCCGAGGACTTGCTGTCTGCGCAGCAGTATGTGCGTCCCCCGTTGCTGCGTGGCCGGGTAGACATCTTGGACGGTGTGTATGAGGTGGGCGGGTTTCATGAGGAGGCCAGTGGTCACCTTGCGTTGTGGGCGCCGTTGGTGGTAGGTGAGCGGCCCCCAGAGGGGACGTATGTGGTTGGCTGTGACATTTCGGCAGGGACGGGTGCAAGTGACAGCACGGCGTGCATTTACAACAGCGCGACTCACGAGAAGGCAGGCGAGTATGTGGACAATCGGATCTCGCCCCACAACTTTGCGGAGCTGGTGGTCTCGCTGTGCCGCTGGTTCTACGATGCGCACTTGATCTGGGAGGGCGGCGGCCCTGGTCGCCAGTTTGCGGAGCGGGTGTTGGAGTTGGGTTATCGGGATATTTACTATCAGCGGACGGGGAAGACGCGGAACGAAGTGCCGGGCTTTTTCCCGACGAACCAGACGAAGCAGACGACGCTGGCGTATTACAGGCGGGTGTGGGCACGTGGCGACTTGTTGAACAGGTCGCAGGAGAGCATTGCGCAGGCTCAGCGGTACGAGTTTGGCCCGAACAACACGGTGGTGTATTCGGGCACGCGGTCGAGCGATCCGAGCGGCCAGGGTGACAACCACGGGGACATCGTGATTGGCGATGCGCTGGCCTGCAAGGCGATGTTTGCGAGTCAGGCGCGGGCGGACACTCGTCCGTCGATCTCGAAGGACTGTCTGTACTGGCACATGCAGGAAGCGGCGATGGCGGAGGCAGAGGCGGAGGACGACTGGTAATGGACTTCAACAATACTCGACACTTGAGTCGATTCTGCACGGCGATGGACCGCAGCTATGCAAAGCTGAAGCAGCTCCGCGAGACTCGCGTGAGGACGCTGAAGCAGATCACAGGCGCGCATTATGGGCCTGACGGCGCGCCGAAGACGGTGCCGTTTGATCTGCTGGAGATGGCGGTAAACATCTACACGCGGAACTTGGTAGCGCAACGGCCGGCGGTGCAGGTGACGACGAAGCACATGGAACTCAAGCCTGGTGCCCGGACGTTGGAGTTGGCGGTGAATCACCTGTTGGAGGAGATCGACTTCGAAGAGACGTTGCGGTTGGCGGTGTACGACGCGATGGTGAGCATGACGGTGGTAGAGGTGGGCCTTGCGCCGTATGCGACGCTGGACGACCCCGAGGTAAACGGCACGACGTATGATGTGGGTCAGCCGTTTGCGAAGACGGTCGACCTTGATGCGTGGGTTCACGACATGACGGCAGAGCGGTATGAGGAGTGCGCGTTTGCGGGTCACAGGCATCGTCTCCGCTACGACTATGTGATGGAGTCGGGGCTGTATGAGAACACCGATGGGCTACAGCCGAGCAGCAAGAACTTCGTCGAGTCGCAGGAGGACAAGGTCGAGACAATTTCTCGGGGCGAGCGCAAGTGGGACGACGACGAGGTGTACGACATGGTGGACCTGTGGTCGATGTGGTTGCCACAGGAAGGGATCATGGGGACGTTTGTCCACGGCGAGCCCGAGCGCAGGCCGTTGCAGAGAATGGACTGGGATGGGCCTGAGCGCGGCCCGTTCCATATCCTTGGCTTCACGAGCATTCCCGGGCAGGTGGTCCCTCTGGCGCCTGTGTCGATGTGGATCGACATGCACAGGCTGGTGAACAAGTTGTATCGGAAGCTCGAGCGCCAGGCGGATCGCCAGAAGACAGTTGGGGTTTACGAGTCTGGGATAGAGGATGATGCCGAGAGGATCACGAAGTCCTCGGACGGTGACATGATCCGAGTGGACAGCGTGGACAGGGTTGGGGAGAAGAAATTTGGCGGCCCGGACCAAGTGACGTTGGCGATGTTGCTTCAGGTCGTGAACCAGTTTCGCTGGTATTCGGGCAACCTGGACTTGCTTGGCGGCTTGGGGCCGCAGTCTGAAACGCTTGGCCAGGATCAGTTGTTGGCACAGAGCGCGTCCAAGCGCATGGAGGACATGAGTTCGCGGGTCTATCGTTTCACGCGTCGGGTGGTAGAGGACTTGGCGCAGTATCTCTGGACAGATCCTTTGATCGACATGCCGTTGACTAAGCGGGTGAAGGACATTGATGTGCCCGTGCGGTTCAACCCTGAGATGCGAGAGGGCGATTTCATTCAGTACAACATCGCCATCGAGCCCTATTCCTTACAATATCAGTCACCGAAGGCGAAGGCGCAGTCGATGATGCAGATAGCGCAGACCGTGTTGATCCCCATGGCGTCGCAACTGGCGGAGCAAGGGGTCATGTTCAACTTGCAGGCATGGTTGAAGAGCATGGCGAAGTTGACCAATTTGGAGGCGGAGTACGCGGATGTCTTGGTCGAGACGGAGCCAACGCAGCAGGGCCAAGGCGGCCCGGTGCGTCCGCCAATGCCGAGCCAGACAACTCGAAAATACGAGCGTGTGAGTCGAGCCTCCGGCGCCGGGCAGGAAAATGCGACGATGCAAGCGCTCCTTGCGGACAAAGTGCCAGAAAGGCAAGAATGAGCACAGACATTAACTTGATGGCCCCGGTCATGCAGTATGGTTTTGCGGGGTTCAGCGTGTTGTTGCTGGCGATGCAGGTGTGGATGGTGAAGTTCATGTTTAAGATGATGAAGGATCAGACTGCGGTGATCGCTCGCAACACCGAGACGTTCACGCTGCTGGCGGTTGAGTTGCGCAACAGTATGCTGGAAGTCAAGACCGCGACATCCGAGTGTCGTGACAAGATTATGCAAGGAGACGGATGATGTTTCAGACTCAGCTTCCGGTAGATCGGATGAACGGGGTGACTGGCTGGGCAGTCGTGAACGACGAGACGGAGAACATCGCGGCGGCCACGGCCAGCATTCTTGGTTCGGCGAGCGTCGAGTTCGACAAGGTGGCGGGTGATACCAAGCTCGCGGCCATCGCGAAGACGCAGGATGGTCCGCTGAATATCGACAGGGGCGGTGTGTTCTGGAAGCCGCACGACCGAGTGAGTTGGCTGATCCAGATTCCTGACCTCACGAATGTGGCCTACTCGTTTGTCCGCCTCGGCACCGACGTTTCGAACTACTGCGAATGGCGCGTCGTGGACGCCTCGCACGCGGCCGGCCGGTTCACTTTGTGCGACGTGGCGATCGGCGACGCGTACGTGACGGGTGCGGGCTGGGATCCGTCTTCGGTCCCCTACGTGGTGGCGGGCGTGGCGTTCGATGCGAACGCCAACACGCTGGCGAACCTTCAGTGGGATGCGATTTGGCTGGAACACGCCACCCTTGTGAGGACATGATGGCAGTCTACTGTTACAGCAATAGGACAGGAATCATCGAGGCCGAATTTCCTATGGGTGAGGCCAAGCCCTTCGTGATCCGTGGCGGCAAGCGGTTCACGCGCGACCTTGGTGCGGAGCAGCGTAGCGGCGACCCGCACGCGGGCCCCTCGGCTTGGGGAGAAGGCGAATTTTGCAGTCGGGCTATGGGCTGCCATCCGAAGCAGGTGGCTGAGTTCGAGGTGAATGCTCACAAGCATGGGCACAAGACGGTGCATTTCGACAAGAAGACGGGAAAGGCCGTTTTCACTAGCAAGCGATCCAGACAGCGCTATATGCGTCGATTTGGATACACGGACTTGGATGGCGGATATTCTGACCCCTAGCGGAAGGACACCAAGATGGAAGCCCCCCAGGAAGTCGTAGCGCCAGCAGAGGCCGAAATCCCTGTTGATGCGTCTGATCGCTCGGATGAAAACGCCGCTGCGATCAAAGAGTTGGAGGGTATGTACACGGAAGTGCCCCCCGAACCCGGTGATGAGGCAATCCCACCGGAGGAGGAAGCACCTCCCGAACCCGGTGATGAGGCAATCCCACCGGAGGAGGAAGAAGAGGCCCCCGAGGCCGCGACGGACGATGATCCGCGGCTGCTTGCTCTTGCCGAGCGGTGGGGCATCTCGGAAGCGAACGCTCGAGCGCTGGGCCCTGTCGGCCTTGCGGAAGTGGTTGGCCAAATGGCACGCAAGGGCGGTGACGAGCCGGAGCAGCCGGAGCAGCCGGAGCCCGAGGCTTCTAAGGCGCTGGAGAATACGCTGGACCCGGAAACCTACGAAGCCGACCTGATCCAGCATTTCCAGTCTGTTGTCGATCGCGGCAACGAGATGGCGGAGCAAATCCGCACGATGCAACAGCGCTTGGCCGAGACGGAACAGTTCTCCCAGGCCCAGAACGAACAGCGTGTGCAGGCAGAGTTTCTCGATGCCCTGTCGGGCCTCGACGATGCCTTCAGCGCGCAATTGGGCAAGGATGGCGAGAAGCTGAACGCCGCCCAGGAGACCAATCGCCAGCAACTCCTCGACGAGATGGGGGTGCAGGCCCAGGCGCGACAACTGCGCAGGCAGCCCGAGTTGTCCATCGCCGATCTGACGAAGAAAGCTGCATCCGTCATGTTCAACGACGAGTTGCGCCAGCAGGCGCGACAGGAAGTTGTGAAGGGCGTCAAGAAGCGCTCGACGCAAATTATTCACCCACCAACTCAGCGTCGGCCAGTCAAGCCTGAGAAGTCAGACGAGGCGGCTGAACAAGCCGTGGCCGATGTGGTATATGGAGAAGAATGATGCCAGGCCATCTTCAGTTAGAAAACATCGAGAATGCGGTGCCAGCCGCAATGAAGCACTTCACGAAGCTGAAGTGGACAGATCTGGCGTATGAGCTGCCGAACTACCCGGCGCTCAACACGATCACGAAACGGCACAAGGACAACCTGGTCGGCGGTTCGGGCATCCAGGCGCACTTCAAGGTGTTCAAGAGTGGCATCGCCAAGAATGTGGGCATCCTGGAGCCCCAGACGATCACGTTCAAGGATATGTTCCGCAAGGGCGACGTGCCCTGGCGGCACAACTGGACTGCGTGGGGCTGGGACTTGCGCGAGCTCAGTATGCTTCGCGGCCCGTCCGAGATCGTGGACTACGCGAAGGCGCGCCGGATCGAGGCGCTCCAGTCGCTGGCGGAGTTGTGGGAGCAGACGTTCTGGAACAAGCCGGCGGACAGCACCGACGACGAGACGCCGTTCGGCATCGCGTACTGGATCACCTACGACGACAGCAACTTCGTCCAGGGGTTCACGAGCGGCGACCCGAGTGGCTTCGCCAGTGGCGCGGCTGGCCTGGCCAGTGCGACGTATCCGCACTGGCAAAACTACGTCGGTCCCTACGAAGCGGTCACCAAGGATGACTTGGTGGAGACGCTGGCGGCTGCGCAGTACGAGTGCAACTTCATGCCGATGGTTCCGCTCCCCGACCAGGACCAGTACAACGGGGCGAACCATCAGATGTTCACCAACTTCGTGACATGGCGTGGGCTCAAGCGTCTTGCCGAGGAACAGAACGACAGCATCGGCGTTGACCTCGATCCCTACAAGAACCCGATCATGAACGGCATCCCGTTGACCCCCGTGCCGTATTTCGACGCGGGCCGGGACTTCTGCAGCGACATTGCTGCCAGGAATCCCATCTACGGCGTCAACTGGAACACGTTCAGCGTGAAGTTCCTGGAAGGCTGGTACATGAAAGAGATCGGCCCGCGCGACCTCGACAAGCAGCCCGCAGCGCAGGGATACCACCTGTACTGCTCCTGGAACTCCTTCTGCATCAACCGCCGGCGGCAGTTCGTTTGCCTCAAGGCGGCGTAGTGACCCTTCAGTGACCCTTCGGTGACCCCCCCCCCCTGTTGGAGAGACAGACCGATGACTTATTCTGGACAGATGACGTATCGAGGCAAGAACGACGACGACGGCCTGAGTCCCGAGATCTGGCACGACTGCGATCTCGACCTCATGGCGCTGGCTGGTTCCAATTACGGCTACACGTTCTCGGATGAATTCTTGTCCGTGCTCGCGGACAAGTACACCGCCACGCAGGGTGGTGGTGCGGGAACCTTCGCGGCGACGGACGGCGCGGGTGGTCTCGTGATTGCCGACGCGGGCGACAACGATGCTGGTGATGGCATCAACATCCAGTTTGGTGGCGGTGAGATGTTCAAGTTTGCCGCCAACAAGCAAGTCTGGTTCGAGGCGCGGTTTAAGATTATGACCGCGCACCCGGACTTCTTCATTGGCTTGGCGAACACGGACACGACCATCATCACGGCGGTCCCCGCCATTTCAGCCACGGACTACTTGGGCTTGCTGTCGCTCACGGGTGACAGTGTGCTCCTGTCGGCTGGCAGCAAGGCCAGCACGGCCACGACCAATGCGTTCAACGGTGGCACGGCCCTGACGGCAGGGACGTACTACAAGCTCGGGTTCAAGACGGATGGGGTCGGCACGGCGCTTTTCTACCTCGACGGCGTCGAGGATGCCAACAGCATCGTGACGGCGAACCTCTCCATCCTGGAGATGCGCCCCTCCCTGGTTGTTCAGTCGTGCGGCACGGGCACGCCCGCGGTCCATCTCGACTGGATCTCCGTCGCGCAGAAGCGATAACGAGAATGGTGCTGGGCGTGAAAGCGTCCAGCACCATTGGAGTAATCTTCGATGGCTGTACCCGGACTCCAACTTCAGTACTCAGATTTTACGGCAGAGCTGGGCTTTTTTGCCGGCTGGGGCCGTGACTCTGCGAAGTGGACAACTGACCAGACCGCTCAGATCGCGGCGTGGGTGCAGGCTGGGAATCGTCAGTATCTGACCCCGCCGATTTTGCCCGGCGAGCAGAAGATGCACGTCTGGAGTTTTCTCAAACCCCGCGACGGCTCGATCACGACCGTGGCCGACACGGCGACCTACGACTTGCCGGACGACTTCGGCGGGTTGGTTGGCCTCATGACGATTGAAGACTCGGCTCGATACCCACTCACGCTTGTCAATGAGGGACAAGTGCATGGTCAGGTGTATCCCGACACGACAGGTCGCCCGACGTTGGTTGCGTTGCGGGCAAAAGCCGTTGATGCAACCGTTCAGCAGCAATTCGAGTTGCTGCTGTTCCCCGTGCCCGATGGCGTGTACACGCTCAGTTATCGGTACACGCCCGCGGGCGAGTCGCTGTCCGCGGCGGCACCCTACCCGATGGGCGGCGCGATGCACAGCGAGACGCTCTTGGAGAGTTGCCTCGCGATTGCTGAGAGCCGCCTGAACGACACGGCCGGCATCCACTACCAGCGGTTCATTGATCGGCTACGGGGTGGCGTGGCGTACGATCGCCAGTTGACTGCTCCGAACACGCTGGGCTACAACGCGGATCGTTCAGACATGGTGAGTGACGAACAATTTGTAGCCGATTCGTCGATGAAGCTCATGTACTACGAGTATTCAGACGGAACGAGATATCCGTCTATTTGATTGGAGAGATGAAATGCCATTCCCCGGAGCCCACAGATTACCTTCGCAGTTGAAAGAAGGCACCGCACCGACAGACAACGCGCTCGTCAAGACGCCAAACGGCTGGATCTTGGCCCATGGCGAGACCGTCCCGCCGGACGAGATTGACGGGTACGCGCCTGGCGGCATGTTCGTGCACACCGATGGGGCCGACATGGCGTCCACGTTGTACCAGAACACCGGCAGCAAGGCGTCGAGTCGATTCCTCCGGCTGGGCGTCGGCGGCATGTTGCGCTGTCTGGAAGAGACGGTGGACCTGACCGCCGCGGGTGCGAAGTTCGTTGCGATGGCTGCGGCCATCCCCGCCGGCGCGGTGATTATCGGTGCGCAGGCGAACATCCAGACGGCGGTGACCGCGGGCGGCACGACCGTCAAGGTCGCGCTCGGCCTACACGGCGGCGACGTCGATTTGTACGGCAAGAGCACCGGCCTCACGAAGAACCTGAAGATCGACACGGTCCCCGATTGGGCTGTGCTCGGCACGGCCACGACCATCGACGTCTGCGGTGTCACCACGTCTGGCGCCGCGCTCGGCAGTGCGAACCTATCGGCTGGCACGGTGCGGGTACGAATCATGTATCTCGACTTGACCAGTCTGCCCAATGCGTAGCCATGCAAGACCGCTTGATGAACTTGCGGTTCCCCTTGGGGGGGCTGCACAAAAGCTCAGCCTATCAGGCCCAGCCTCCCTTCACGACGCCTGACTGTCTCAACGTGCGCCCCCGTGGGGTGTTCGAAGAGCGTCAACGTGGGGGGAGTCGGCCTGGTTTGGGCAAGGCGTATTACGAGGACTTGGGCGGTCCTGTGCGGATGCTTGCGTCCGTGCCGATAGTGCGGTCAGACGGCTACCAGACGTGGATTGACAATTTTCAGGGCACGGCCTTGGGCAGTGGGTGGACGGCCGCGTCGTGGATCGGGGCCGCGCCGACGATCTGGCGTGACGAGTACGCGTCCACTGACAACGCGGGCGCACTGACGCGGCAGGACTATACGGGCTACACCAAGAAAGACACCGACCCAAGTCTTACGGTCACAGCAAATAAATGTGCTGTGGGCGCTTTGGTCGCGGCGGACTCCGCGTGGATTTGCGACGACAGGGGCGCAGGGCACTTCGGCACAACTTTTACCCATACGGTGAAGACTACGCCGCAAAGCGCCGAAGGGGGCGTGGGCATTGTTTGGGCAGTTGCCAACGAAGTCGAATCCTCAAACTACTGGCTCGCCCATAGTTCGCAGGCGCTCGGCGTTTGGTGGGACCCTCTAGGCGTGAGCGTGGGCGTGCCGTGGTTACTGAAAATCCGGAATTATGAAACCGGCTTAACTGCTTCTGTTCTTGTTGGCACCGGCATCGAAGGCACTCCCCACTATCTTGTCATCTCGCGGTCGCCATCGCTGGTGACATGCAAAGTCTACAGCGACGCGGCGCACACGACGCTTCTCCAGACTTTGACAATCGCGGTTGATCCTGAGCGGACCTATCGCCATGTCTTTGGGGCGAGCATATATCTTGCCCAACCTGATCCTTGCGTCTCCCTGACCTATGACGTTGAGAACCTCGTACTTACCGAAACCGAAGACGGGGCGATAGGCACAGTAGGCGCGGTCCGCGACAGCCTCAGCATTGACGTGGCCCAGCCGTATGAGCTTGGGCTGTTCCTCACGCCCTACCTTGCCTCGTATCACGGCACGCACTCGTTCCGCCTTGACGACACCACCCCCGCCCTCTTGACGGCGGGGGTTCGGGCTGAGTTGACCATGGCCAATGGGGACGGCACGTACTCCGGTGCGTTGACGGTCTACCCCGCCGGCACGACCTACCCGTTCAGCAGCGGCGCGACGGGCGATGCGGAGGCGGGCTGGTTCAACGTGGTCGTCAATGGCAACAACGTCAAGGTCTACTGGCTGGGCACGGAGATCCTTGACCAGGACATCTCCGCGCCCGCGGGGCAGCGCTTCGGGTTCGGCCTGGACTGCACGGAAGCAGACGGCCTCTGCTTGGCGGGTTCCATCCGAGCGGACTACTACAGCGGCAGCGGCTCGCCGCGGCAAAACGTCCTGGCTGCGAGTGCGGGTGGGAAGCTGTACCGCACGACAGACGGGTTGCACCTAAACGAGTTGGTGGCGAGTCCGACCATCGCGTCAGACAGACATATCTCTGCCGTGTCCCGGGCGCAGAAGTTGTACATTGCGGACTACGGCGATGTGAAGGTGACGGGTGCGGACGGTGCGGTTGCGGCCAATGGCGTCGATCTATCGGCCGTGGGCGTGGCGGACTGGACAGCGCTTGGTCTTGATACGGATGATGATGTCTGTGTCGTCTCGAACGGGACGGGTGCGGTGGCGGACGGCACGTATGCTATTGCGTCTGTCGTTGCGGCGAAGGTGACATTGGTGAGCACGACTGGCGGCTCGGGGACATGCACGTATCGGATCGAGCGGGCGCCGAAAGTCTTTGATCCCCTGGCAGGCAGCTTGAGCGTCTGGGCGGCGACGGCGGGGCAGGTTCCCACGGGTTGTCCGTGTATGGCGGTGTACCGAGATCGGGCAGTGGTGGCCGGCAATTCGACCAACCCGCACCTGTGGTACATGTCTCGGCAGTCTGATTTCTACGACTTCAACTTTGGTGCGGACCCCGCTGATGCGGCTCGAGCGATCGGCAGTGCAACCGGGTACTTTGGCAAGATCGGGGATCCGATCACAGCGGTCATTACGCATAACGACGACTATCTCCTGTTCGGCTGCGACGAGACCCTCTGGGTATTGCGTGGCGATCCGACCTTCGGCGGCGAGATGGACAATGTGTCTCAGATCGTCGGCGTCGTTGGGCAGAGCGCGTGGTGCCAAGCGCCGGACGGTGCGACGATTATCTTGAGCCATCGCGGCTTGTACCGAGTGCCCCCTGGCGGCGCCGGGAGCGTGGAGCCGCTGTCCTCGCATTTGCCGCAGGAGTTGCGGCACCTTAATGCGCTGAGCACGGTGTCTCTGGCGCACGACAACGAGGGCGGTGGGATTCACATTTACGTGACGCCAGAGGAGGCGAGCACGGAGACCCATTGGTGGTTCGATCTGCAACGGGGGTCGTTCTGGCCGATGAGGCTGCCTGGCGACTTCGAGCCCACGGCGGTTTGCGCGTATCATGCCGTCCAGCCGATTGATTCGGCTGTGTTGCTGGGCGGGCGTGATGGTTACGTGCGGCGCTACCGGCTGGAAAATGAGACGGACGAGGGGGCAGAGATTGAAAGCTATGTGGACTACGGCCCCATCGCTACGTCGAGTGACAAGCAGCAGGACGGGCTTGTGGTGCAGCTTGTGGGCAATCTGGCGGAAGTGAGTGGCGACGTGGCGTGGTCGCTGCATGTGGGCCACAGCGAGCAGGATGCGGCGCTGAACGATGCGGCGTTTTCAGGGACGTGGGAGGTCTTCTCTCATGGCGGGGTGAACTACACGAATCAGACGCGAGCTCGTGGCCGGGCGTATCGGCTGCGGCTGGCGAACGGTGCGACGGATAGGGCATGGTCGGTCGAGACGGTCCGCGTGCGTGTGCGAACGACAGGGCCGCACAAACTTCTTTAGTGGAAAGGCAGTGTCAGTGACCATCGCAATCACACTAGACCCGAGCGCAGTCATCAGCGCGGGCCTCACCGGCCAGCCGGTGAACCTGCCCGCGGTGCCCGATGCATTCGTGACTGAGTGCGGCGGGACGCTCGACGGCAACGTGCGGTTCTCGTTGACGAACGGCGGCGCGGCTCTGCCGTATGCGATTGAGTCTGAGGCGGCGAAGATCGCGCACATCAATATGAACGTTGTCGACGCGGCGCAGACGATCTATGCGCGGGCAGAGGCGACAGCGTCAGACAAGGCCGGCGTTCCGAGCAGCGACGCGGTAGCCTACTGGCCGATGGGCGATGCGTCGAGCCCCTCGGTGAATTGGGCGAACGCGGGCACGCTCGACGGCACGGGCGTGGGCAGT